TGTGGAATAGCTTTTACTAATTTAGGAATATCCTTAATATCTTGTGGTGCTACTAGTGGTTTCCCAGCAACTTGCTTAGCAAAATCTAATGGACTAGGAGGACCTGTAGGAGCACCTACTTCGCGCATAGTCCTGATAGCAATATTTAGACCTTGTAGTAACCCTATATTCTTAAGTTCTGTCTGCTGTCTATCATAAACATTCTTCAAATGTTTGTCATAAGTATCCTGATGTGCAGACATGATTTATCATACTCCTGCTAGCTGAGTCCCGCCTTTTCCGCCCGGTATCTCTGGACCGCCTCCCAAGTCCCCGGGAAGGCCACTAGGTTGCCCCGTAGGGAGCCTTTGACCCTGCCCCTGACTAGGAACCCGTCCCGGCTGCAAAGTCGATATGAGAGGATTGGCAGGCCCTTGCAGAAGGAAGCCCTTTTTGGCCGCGACTAGCCTCTGAGATTCAAGCATATCAGCTATTTGCTTTACTAACCAAGATTCAGGATTTTCAAGATTGAATTTCCTAACTAGTTGTAATCTTAATTTAGCTTGGTCATAATATGGGTCATCCTTAGCAAGCATATAGAATTTCATAAACTGCTCATTTTCTACTTCACGATTAATTGGAGTAGTAGACCCATAAACTACATCATATGAAAACTCCCCCTGAATCTCTCTCCTGTCTTTAATCTGAATCCAGTATATTGAGTCTAATCCAACAACATTACCAACCTGTTCTGAATCCATATACCGTTGGGCAATCATTGCTATATTACGAACAATCCTCTGAACAAACTGTCCAATTAAATCAATTCTCTCTTCTACTCTAAAACGAGATTGTGTAGCTATAATAGATGCTTCGGTTGCTGTACGAGCACCACGAGATGCCTGACTAGCATAGTCACTAGTACCAAGAATTGTAAATAAATCATCCTTAACTCTTGACTCAATTACATAGACATCTTGTGGTATTGAAGCATCTATAACAGGAATAAGCATTGATTCAATCACACCCTCAGCAGCAGTAGGCTCTAACTCAATAATTGCACCATCTTCACCAGCTTTTAAATCTGCCTTAGCTTGTGGTCCTAATACTCCTGGCCTAGCAAGATAGCGACGATTATATCTCTTACGATGCTCAACCATTTGTGTACGAATACTATTTAATTCAAGAATTTGCGGTTCAGCGGGTTCAATATCACTCTGAGGATAAAACTCATCTACAATCTCATTGAAGCGCAGCATAATATAAGGATGGTACTTAGAATCTAGGAACGTATACTCCGAGTCTTTAGTCTCTAAAGCTCTTCTGTGTCCTTCACATAAAGTATGCACCTGTTTAGTAACACTATCCCAGATTTCCCAGAGAATACAGTAACTTATTTTATCTCCAATATCAATTCTCTTATATTTGGCGCCTCTAAGGGCAGACATAATCTCACTGGCACTAACAGAGGGCTTTAAACCTACTGTATCATAACCCTCATTATCCATTACTTGGTCATAAGGAAGAATAATTCTCTCTCCAATCCAGTATAATTCCTCTTTTCTCCGGCTAAGTGTAGGTACAATCATGTCATATGGAGATGTTCTTAGTACCCACGGACGCTCTGAGACAATTTTTTCATTTAACTGAAATTCATCTTCTTTCTCTGGCGTTTCTTTAATACCTAGAGCAGTAAGAACTCTTGATACTATTGTCTCTTGATTCAATGTCTCTTGTTTATTATCAGCACTAAACTCTGTTTCATATCCAGTTTTTGCCCACGAATGTCCTGTAAGCACACCATCAAGAATACAGAGCTTAACTTCTGTTTTAATGTCTAATTCCTTTAGATAATATCGTAAGAGATTCTGCATAATCTCAGCACGCTTACGAATTAAGTCATCGTTATAGTCATCTCTCCGTCTAGGTAACACTAGAACATCAGGATTTCTAGAATAAATTGCGGGAATAACCACGTTCACATGAGGCCGGACCATATTGACACAAATCTGGTCCTTATCACTCAATTTGTCAAAATACTTTCCTTTTAGATAATCAATAACTCTATCCCAAACATCTTCATAAGGCTCTCTCCATGCTAAAGAAAGTTGAATCTCATTAAACCATTTCTTAACTTCATCTTCTGTCAACTTAGGCATTGGCATATTTCCCTTCTCTAATATTCTGTGAGCCTAATCGACCTTTAGGCTTTTTGTACTTTGCCCTAATAGCCATAAATGAGTTGGAGGGAATCTTTGAAAGAATGTGAATAACTCCTGGCCTATGAGTAAGTTGATTCTGATATGCTAGAGCATCAACACAATCATCATTAGTAACTTTAGGGTAACGAGTTAACTCATCAACTAATGCTGCCATTCCACCTGTTAGTGTTTCTAAACTTTTACACGGAATAATAAACAAGCCAGCCTTGAAGTAAGGAACCATACTTTTAATACGCATACGCTTAGTTGTACGAGTATCTGTTTTTAATTCTGTTGTCGGAAGCCTAATTCCTTTCATTACTTGAAGCATCTGAGTATATCTATAATAAGTCTTTTGCCATGCAACAGATTCCATTCCCATCTTGAGAGGCTTCCAATGCTGATAAACATTAAACATCTCATCTACTGTATCATGTTCATCAGCCTTTACTCTACGAACATCAAGAATATAACTTTTCCAATATTCATCTGTTCCACAAGTTACTATTGATAAATAGTCTTTTCCTTCCTCATCCCGCATAGGGTCAATTGTAGAATATATATTTAGTCTCTTAGGCACTTCTTCTGGTAAACAAGTTTTAAGCCAACTTCTTTTGAATACTGCTGTTTCGTCGTCAATAGGACGTAAGCGGTACTGACAAGAAAAGATATATGGACCCTGCTCTATTAATTGGTCCTTAAGCCAGTCTGCACTTAGCCTTTCAGGCCACAGTAATTTATCTTTAGATACTCTATTGTTCAATAAGTCATCATTAGTTCCTTCAAAACTATCTCTTTGAAAGATTTTAAATCTCTTCTTCCTTCCGGCTTCGGCTCTTTCTCTTTCTTTGTTTACTATATAGTTATATAAATCTCCGTAATGCCAGATAGTTCCTGTGATATATAAGTGACCACCTGGGTCTAGTAAGGATAATAGAAGTTTATACCAACGAATAACTTTATCTATCTGGTCTTGATTCCCTGTATTCTGGTCAGAATGTGGGTCATCTACTCTAATTACATCATAATGCATACCAACTTTAGTAACGTCAATTCCAGCACAAGAGATTGTCGGGGAAGCCTTCCAACTAGTCCTCGTGTTAATTGTTATTTCTGACTTATTCCATAAATCCCCAACTAGATTACCATATAAGTTTCTGAATTCTTCATTCTTTTCAATATGCCCAGTAATCTCAGAAAGAAAAGCTGTTGATATAGTAAATTTCTCAGATGCCAGAAGAATCCTAATGTTTGGATTCTTAACGGCATCTTGTAGACTACCTCCTATCGTACCTATGGATGATTTAAGTGTGCCTCTAGGAGTTAGTGTAAGTTTAAATCTTTTCTTTTCATTCTCTAGGTGGCGGCAATAGTCTCCATGAAAACCACTTTCATCCGTCAAGTCTTTATATCCTAGAATTTCTTTACAAAAGAAATGAAGGTCACTAAGCCCTCTTCTTCTCTTCTGTTCTCGCAGTAATACCCTTAATTGGCGTTTTGTGTCAAGATTAATTTCCTGATGGAACGTTTGCATTTGCTAGTTGGGCAGTAAGATTAAGAATTTCCTCGTTTAATTCTGCTTCACTTAATTCATGCTCTCCTGTTCTATCAATAATTTCAATATGCTCCTTTAAGTCACCACTCATCTTAAGATACTTCCATGTAGCATTCATATCACCACGACGAATAGCACGATGAACATTACGAAACGCCCAGATTCTAATATAGGACTTACGGCGAGTAATCTCTTTATCCAGTTCTCTTAGGAAAAGTGGGTCATTACGCCACTTATAAAACTCGTGTGGAGAAACATCAATTCTAGTATAAATATACTTATCAGTAAAATCATGAACAAAATCTGTTAATAGGTAGATAGCCTGTCTCTGCTTGTCTGAAAGAATCTTAGGCTTAAGTTTCTCCTCTGCCCACGCTTCTGCAATACACTTAAGATTACGAGCGTCTCTAGCTTCCCTGAGACGAAGTAATCTATTTCTATCAGTAACTTCTAATTTAGATTTAAGTGAGGGTAAATCTTTTAGTAAAGACATATTATACTCCTTGGATTAATTTTCCTCAAGTTTTTCTAACCTTCTTCGAATTTCACTATGCTCATCTTCTGACTTAGACACTCTAATATCTAATTCCTCTTTGCTAATAAACTGACCATTAAAGATAGACTTTTCTATTCTACTCAATCTTGCCCTAATATCCCCATAGGCAATTCCTAGACTAATTAGAGTCGCAGCAGATAAGCCTGTAACCAGTGTATCTACCCCCAAAGAGTCCATTAGCTTACCAGTCTCCGTACCAAGTCTATATCAAATAGTTTACCGGGGCAGGTTTTAGCAGAGTTATAGTCTCTATGACCAACTATGTTTTCTTTGGGAATTCCATATCTTCGCATCCAGTCAAGAAGAACCCGATTGACTAGACAATCTAATAAGTCAGGATATGGACCGACTAAATCGAAGTTGCCAATGCAGCAGACATGAAGAGCTATACTGTTCATATTTCCTTGTGGACAGGCTGCTGCTTGTTCATGTTCACTTCTGCCTTTCAATGCCTGATAACGATATTTCCAGAGAGAAGTGTCTGAGGGAGATGTAACTAATTCAACTCCTGCATGATAACCAATATCTCTCCACCCTTGCGTTTCTATATGATATTTCTGTATAGCAACCCAAGAGACAGTAAGGCTGTCAGCAGTTAGAGAATGGTGGAGCATAATGTATGTTGGAATTCTCATAATAACTGGCCTATTGGTCCAGAGTAGTTAGCAGGAGCATCAGCAATGACATAAACTTCAAAGTCAACAAGCACAGCCTGTGTAGCTACTACTCCATTGATAATAAGACCATCGTATTCTACTGTACCAACAACTCCAGAACCTATTCCAGAGTCTATAAACCCCCACCTGCCAGGAACAGCAGTATTATCACAAGCTTGAGCTGCGCCACTAAAAGTTCCTGTGGTAATCCCTAGTCTTTGACCAGTTTTAAAACGTATATAAGGAGTAGCATTTAGACTAAGAGTTACTAAACTGGCAACACTAGTACTATCAGAAACTTTTCTTTCTCCAGTTCCTAAAATGATTATGTTCCTAGCTCCTAAGACATTAGGAATAGTAAAAAGAGCAGCAGCGGTTGTGATGGGTACAGTAACCGCTGGGAAAGGATACTTATACCCAATGAAGCTCATTTATCAACCTCCTCTTCTTCTATCTCTGCCATAATTCTATTTTTAATTTTCTGGTTGACCTTACCATCCCCCTGTTTAGTAGAGACTGAAACGAATGGTATTCTTTTGATTGTATAATATTCCCCAGGTTCAACATCCTTTAGTCTATTAGGTGAAGCAAATTCTAAAATAGCGGCTTTGTACCCAGAGTTTTGTGGTATTGCTGAATCAAGAGCTAGACGACAGATATAATACTTTTTTCCTTCTGTCTTTACTTCCTTAATTTCTTGGCATATCATAATCATATAATTACTCTGGCTTATTAGGTAGATGTGGATACTTCACATGGTCAGTACTTTCACTAGGCCCTGGTTTTCTATTACTAACTCTAGCTCCGCTGTAGGAAGAACATGGTGGTAGAAAAGGATACTGTCCACCTTCTGTAGACTGTTCTGCTTGTGTAACACCTGTCTTTCCTATACTTGGTGAAGGAGCACCACCAGCTTTAGGAGTAGCCTTTGAAACAGGATACTTACCATGCTTACTCATAAACTAGTACCTCCTAATATAGAGTGTTGGAAATATAATATTTCCAAGGGTCTGGAAACCCAGAGATAAGAAAACATAACTGATGAAAAGGTACTAGATATTACATG